TTGCATCTTGGGTAACTTGGAAGCTTTGTGCTCTACCTATCGGATCATTTGCTGAATGTTGCGCGAGTAATTTAATGCGCTTAGCGTCTGGGATCTCTACAGATCCAGAGTTAAATTGAACCGGGCCAGCTGAGGTATTACCTACAGTATTAAACGGCAATACGACCCCAGAAATTAATCTACGGCCAGCATCACTAGATTCAATTTGGCTAGCAAAGGTTAAGTGTATGTTTTCTAGTTCCATTTATAGTCCTAACTCGGTTTCGTTATCTAGTAGATCTTCTTCTTCTGTATCTTCTTCTTCCATTTCTGAATCGTTACCATCTGGCGTTAAATCTTCCATCTCTTTAGCTTGATCGATGTCGATTAACCCAAGATTAAGCATCTTTTCTATAACGTTTAATCTTTCCATAGCATCTGCTCGTAAGAATGTATCATCGACGGCGAAGCGGACCACGTTTTGACTATTTGTTATATCGTTCATAGATAAACGATTTTCCACGGCACTTACATAGGGTTGCAGGGTATAGGCCAGAAATTCTTTTCTAGAATCTAAGATATTTTGATAGGTCATACTGTTATTCATATCAGCACTTACCATCCATGCAGGTACGCCCATTAATCTCGCTACCTGGGTCGATAAAAATTGTAAACTTTCATTGTAGGTCATGTCTTTAGGTGAGAAGCCAGTAGTTTCGTAACTGAGAGTACTCGTGAGATAGGCCGTGGACCTATTCATGCGGCTAGATTTCCAAGCTGCTAATAATCCAGAGATTTGAGATTCTGGTAGATCTGCTCCGGTGTTTTTAATATATCCGGTAGGCATTGGAGTAGCTGCGCTTACAGCTGCCGCCTTTTCTAAATCTAAAGAAGCTTGAATAGTACGTGCGCCAGATTGTAAAACTCCTGCGCCATTTAATCCTTGAAAAGTTACAATAGATTGCATAGGTACGGCGATTCCGTCGATGTAATACTGTTCGATTTCTGTACCAAAATTATTAGTAGTAAAAGTTACTCTGTTATTAGCGACCCATTCAAAGCGAGAAGGTCGGCCGTCGTCGGCGTAGGTTTCTGTAATTCTCCAGTAAGCTAAATTATAGAAAATAAGTGAATCGATGGTCCATGCCATCGTAACGCTTCTAGGTTGTCTTACATCTGGTTGCTCTAACCATCTTGGCTTACCTAATTCTTTACCTGTAGTTTTGTTATACAGTTCTAAATCTAAAGATGCAATTACTCCAGCGATTAAGTTACGACATCTTGCAACTGTTGGCACCTGCATCGCAAAATCACGACCGACAGAGCCAACACCTAAAGCATTAGCAGAGCCAGTATTAAAATAACCAATACCGTATGATGAATCCATAACAGCCGGCGCATATTGCGCTTCGACTTTAGGCGTGCTCGCATTACGAAGGCCCAGCGTTTGAAGTAATCCCATGAGCATATTCTCTCGCAAAAATCAAGCATATTCGGGTATTCGCTGATCGTGTCTAAACGTAGATTTGAGCTATCTCTGGCGGATCTGTAAGTAGGTAAACCGCCATCGCTACGCCGATTGCAATATCGACAGGCCCAGCTGATCGCCTTCGGATGATTCTCCAACTTGCATCCGATTGCTTAGCTGCGCAGTTATTAAAGTGGGTTATAAGAATATCCTGCCCAGAATGAACCAGTTTTCCATTAGCTAGGGCATCGTGGAGCATTCCGCAAGCTTGGTAAAACTGTTGACCCGATACATCCTTAACGGCGCATCCGGATCGCTCTAATTTTGTGGCGACCGATTGGGTCGTATATTTATCGAATGCAATAACTCTCGGGAAATAGATATCGGCCCATTTTTTTATAGCTGCGGCTACGACGGTATCATCTACAGCTACTTGGCTAAAGAAGGTTTCTAATACAGCTACGCCAATTTTTCCAGACGGCGTTATCTGGCCCATTACTAGCGAAGCATCTCGACGGCTCGGGCTAATATCAAAGGCGAATATAGTAAGCGGACCCGGCGACAGCTGTAGAGATTTATCGCTGGTATCTTCGACCGAATTATGTGGCCACGGACTAGCTAGCGAGCTAATCCATTGGCAAAGCGTTTCTGTACGAAAATCCTCGATCGTATTTACAGCTAGCGATTCTTCGATCGCATTTTCTGTAATTAGTGTGCCTAGTGATGGGTTAGCCATCGCCCAGCCTTTTCGATCTGTAACCGGAGCAAACTCGGGAGCAGAGTATTCATAAAATCCTAAACTCTCCGGCGGATGGCTTAGGCACTTCTCCCGTAAGTTATTTAATACATCGCTAAAAGCATCGCCACTATTAGAGCTAAAGTAACTCTGGCTATTAGGTTGCGCCCGGGTAACTGGCAGAGCTGCGGCGTAAGCTTCTTTATTTACTTCTCGAAGCTCATCGATCCAGAGATAAGAAGCGGAGCGACCACGGCTACCATCTCTAGTCGAAGCTACTACATCTAACCGACCGCCACCATACTTAGGTAATATCTCGATCGATTCTGTACCGTTAGCAAAGCGAATCTGTTTAACCATCGGCCTTAGATAATCTGAGCTTTCGAATAGGTAAGCGATCTCTCGAAAGTTAGTTAATGCCATGCCTCGATTCGAGCTCATAATTAATTGATTCTTTTCGCCGAATAGGACTAGGCCGGCTATAGCTCTGATTCTGCCTATATAACTTTTACCATTCTGGCGAGCTGCAAGAAGAAGTGAACTGGTCCTAATGAATGAATTATCTTCTCGCACCGATAACATGTCGTTTAAAACGTACTTCTGCCATTCGAGAGCCGGTTGCCCGATAGCTTCTGCAAGCTCTAAGACTTCCGGAGCCCTCGACTTAGTGTTAAGTGGCTTGGAATGTAGCCGTGGGATTATGGCCCCCAACAGCGGTTTCTTAGATTGGGTCAAAGTGTTATCAATTCTGTTGAGGCTGGCCTAAAGCCGGACCAGCATGGACTGTACTGGTCGTAAACCGCATCGGAGAGATATTGTCTGGAAAATCAAGGGGGGTAGGCTTCCGTGCTAAAAAAAACGCTTCTGATTTACTACCCTTTGCACTATTACATCGCTTACAGCAAGCGACTAGGTTCCCAGGTTCCATAGCCAGGTGAGGATCTTTCTTAATAGGTATTAGATGATCAACGGTGTTAGCATCTCCATTTCCACAGTAATAACATATGTAGTTATCCCTGGCCAAGATCTCTAATCTACGCTTCTTCCAATCTCTACTTACTCTAGGATCATTACGCTTACTTGCCATCTGTTAATAGTATCCTTTAAGTTTGAAGAATGCCCATGCTTTACATGGTGTTGAGTATCTCGAAGCTATGTACTTCAAGCCTAAGTCAATTTGTTTATATGGGTCCTTCTCTTTCATCTTTAGCAGCTGTGGTATGCCGAATGCACTACTTCTCTTATTCTTAGCTATTGCAGACCATTGGCTCTCTTTAGCCCATAATGCATTTAAACACATAAACTCTTTAGCATTGAATAGTTTTGTGTAGGCATACAGCTTATAAGCTTCTTTGTTTTCTTTTAATCCGTAAGCTGTAGTTGCCGGCATAATCGCATTAAGCAATAGACCGGCCCAAAGCACCAAAATCGCCTTGCGAGCTACCCCGGCTTTGCCGGCTCGCCCAGCGATGTCGGAGCGTAGCAGACCAGTCAAATTCATTCGGATAACCGCAGGTCAGAGGGCATGTCGGAATCTATAATCTCTGGATTCAATTCGATTCCTAGTACACCGCACTTAGAGCACTCAACGCATTTAAGGCCCGGCGGTAGAAGCTCGCTGAACTCTGCTACCACCTTGCCCGTAATAGTTGATTTACATACTCTGCAATTAAAACGCACTATCACCATAGATACTCCTTTTAAGATCTTCGATAGGAAATAGGTTTGGCCTATCTATCCAGTATGAACCATCTTGATTACGGTATCTAGGCTTTTTAGCCATTGTTATTGGTATCCATCCGGCGATGATATACACCGGACTTCTACCCGTAACCAGTACGGCTATATCATGCTCTCGATCGTTATTTGTAACGATTAGATGCCCATTAAGGTACTTGGTCCATTTAACCTCGATCTTCGCACCTATATCAGCTTCATTTTTAAAGGTGTTAACCGTAGGCTGAAAGCCAGGTATGCCGAAGTATTGGGCTACAGCTATCTCGGCCCCTACAGCTTCGCTAGATTCCATAACGGCTTCGTGATAATTGACGCCTTTATTTCGCCTAGAAGCTGCATCGACCCTAGCTTGCACCTGGGTAATTCGCTCGAATCCTATGCTATGAGCTTGTTGCTCCTGAGCATAATCGAGTACGACCCTTATTTCTTGCGGCACTTGGAGCAGATCCATAATACGACCTCTTTATCGACGTTGCGTATTTCCATTCCGCCTTCCGACGAGACATCATTAAAGCAAGCATCGCAATTCTTAGAAGGTACAGCTGACACGAATTCTCCACCTTCCATTGTGTAGGCAATACCATCGACGCTAAATTCAACGTAACCCATTTTAAGATTCTCCTTGTAACATCTCATTGATTAAATTACGGCCGGCCTTTACTTCAAAAGCTGGCTTCTTAGGCGCATGCCATTTACCATCGGCTCCGATTTTGTACCAGATAGATTCGCAAGATTCTGCGCTCTTTCCAAGCTGGCAGGTATAACCGTAGTAATCACGATTATTCTTATTACCCTTCTTCAGCACCATTATCCCGTGGTTACAGATAGGTGGCTTCTCTACTTCTTCGGCCCCTAGTTGATCTACCAGCATGGCCATAGTGTTAGCGACCGGCTCCGCAGCTTGTCGGCTGGCTCCGTTAATATCGCTCTTTACTGGCTCCATGATTTTAGCCTGAGCCTTTTCCATGTCTTGTCTAGTAGCTCTTTTATCTGTACCGAGCAATAGGCCAGCGGTTCGGCCATAGCTAGAAGTAATACAGTTTTCTACCCAGAAATCACGGTTTACGCCACGATCACTACGAGCTTCATACGCAACATCTACCGCAGCTGGCTGGGCATCGTTAGCATCTCTGTAGATCTCGGTAACGGCATAGCAGTACCCGGCTTGGTGATCGATCTTTAACTCTCTTACGTTAAATCGAACCATCGGGAAATTATCGTGAACCCTTTTAATTCGGGTTGCAACATCTTCATAGTCGTTTAAGTTGAACATTATCCTATAGCTCCTTTTTTAGTTTAATTGGGTCTAACTTCTTGGCATACTCCATCTGGTCGACTAAAGGCCATACTTCGCCCTGAGCCCATTCGCTTAACTCGGCTCGATGCTCGGCGCAGTAGGCCCGTTCGTTATTTTTACCTAGTGGAGTTTCTGAAATGCAAAGTACGACAGCTGCGGTCCTAGCTTTTAAGTGCCATTGTGTTTGGCCCGGCCCGTCGTATTTAACTTTGCCCCATTCGTTTTTACAGTAGTCGCACCAGCGACCCTCGGGAGCCTTTACTATCATTGTCTAAGGCTTTTCTGAGCTTCATGCCTACCTGACCATTTACCTTCTTTATGGCCATCCTTATAACCTTTAGCCCATCCTGCAATAAACAGGATAGGACTCATTAGGCCCAGCCAGTAAATAAGCTGGAGCCCCCATGTAATTTCTATCATTAGTAGCCCTTACTGTCGTACCCGTCTGATACGAACTATGAAAGGGTAAGGCTAGACACCGACATAGCGCAAGAACCGACACGGCCTAGACAATAGGATCTTTAGGCTTATCTTTAGGTTTAAGTCCATTACCAGCCAGTACGCCACCTAGTGAGCCTGTTAAGAAAATAGCTAGGGTTTTAAGCAGATCGATAAAGGCCGCATCGTTAGGAGCTTGGGCCCCGATCGGCTGAGTAATAAACATAAGCGAATAAACTACGCCTAGAGTAACTAAGAAGAATGTAAGCGATAAAGTCGCGCCGATCATAAGGATCAGCCGGGCATGAATATCTTGCGGATCTAATCTATTTTTTTTGTTGTTCGATAATGGCTTCTCCAAGAATGTCCTTAGTACATGTTCCCGTAGGTATGCATTCCGGTGGGTTACATTCTGGGTTTTCCCAGTTTTCGTATTCTTGGCATCCATATCTGATCCATCCCTGATAACCGCAACTAGTTAGGGCCAGCGAAAGGATGACCAGCCCTACTAGCCGTTTCATTTAATTACTTAGTACGGCCGAATTCTGGAGCCGATGTATCTAAATACTTCAATAAAGGCCCGACTAGGCCAGCGATGCCGGCATAAGCCAAAGTCTTTGGATCTGTAGTACCGGCCAGCCATAAAGCACCGACAGAAGCTACAGAGGCACGAAGCCAGGTTAAAAATACTTGCTTAAATTGATCCATTAGATCTCCTTAATTAACTACGGAGTAAATCTCTGTTAGCACCGTACCGCTGGCGCATACTCCGTACAGAGCTTCGTAAGCTCCTAGCGGAAAAGTTACTACGCTTTTATGTTCTATTAGGAATCCGTTAGAAGTAGTTACTCCAGCGTTTCCGATGTAAACATCTGAGGATCCGGCTCTAATTATAACGGTCTGATCGTGCGGATCAGCTGCTACTAAAAGGGTAGCTGTGGTACCTAATGTTACTTGGGCATTAGCCATTTTTTAATCCTAACTTGACGATAAGAGCTGCGGCCTTAGCAGGGTTTAGATTAACTTCCCAGTGCATTTCATCCTTACGGTTAACGTAATCTCCGCCCCACTTTAGGCCGTACTTAGCAGATAAGGCCCGGATCATCGGTACCTTTTCCGGTGGGAAAGTGCCTACCTTGCCTAGAGGATGCTTAGGAGCATTTAGATCGATAGCTGTACCGCTTGAATGATTCGACAGCTTGTCGGTGGTACCCCTTACCATGCGAAAGGCGTAGCCCCAATCATCCAAAGTACCTTCATCGATAGGCTCTATCAGCTTATGAAATTCAGCTGCGAAGCCAATTAATAAAGGGGCCGCACCTTCGGCGCATGCTAACTTTGTTTTACAGCCTGGTACTTCATAGCTCTTAATCCCGATCTCTTTACGATCGTTAGAAGCTGGCCAGCCGTTACTCGAGAATAGACTCATGCTCTGCGTTCTCGCATTCCCATCTGTAAGTAGATGTGTTTAGTGTTAATTCTGGATGGCCGCATGTTGGTTCTGGAGCTATAAAAGCATCGGCATTTTCATCGTATGTATATCCGATACCTGCATAATTATAGCGAATGTTGCCGTTATAGCTTGTTCGCTTAACTGTGTATGGCGTACCTTGTGCGTAATAAGTTTCGGTATCCAAACCTTCTATTAATTCGGTTTCATCTTTACCAACTATTACAGCTACTACTGTGTTATTAGAATCTAAATATGCGTAATGTGCCATTATGCCCAACTCACTGTGTCTGAAACACCAGCTGCGGTAACTGTCGTAATTTTAAATAAACCGCTAGTGGTTGTTGATTGTGTTACTCCACCGCTAAAACTTGCACTGTATTCGGCTGGATATTTAAGAATTACTATACCTGATCCACCATTACCGCCGCCAGCGTTAGGGCTAGATTCTGAACCGCCACCGCCACCGCCACCGCCACGGTTAGTAGTACCAGCTGTACCTTTAGTACCATTACTACTTCCAGCACCACCACCACCTAAACCACCGCTACCTACGCCACCGGTGTTATATGTACCACCGCCACCGCCACCGGCATAAGTTATAGAAGATCCAGAAATAGAATTAGCCGTACCATCTCCACCATTACCACCGTTAGAACTGTTACCAGTTGCACCATTTGCGCTAGCTCCACCGCCACCGCCGCCGCCGTAAGCTCCCGCAGTTGCACTACCACCGCCAGAATTACCTTGAGATGGCGATGTAGAAGGTGTATTACCACTACCACCAGATCCGCCGTATTGGCCACCGCCACCAGATCCACCATTACCACCGGCAGTAGCTACGTCATTATTACCGCCACCTTTACCGCCACCGGCAGAAGTTATAGTAGAAAATACCGAATTATTACCAGCTGTACCATCATTAGTAAAAGAATTATTATTAGATGCTCCTGTACCGCCGGCACCTACAGATAACGCATACGAAGTACTTTTATTAAAAGTTGCCGATCCTGTTCTATATCCACCAGCACCGCCACCGCCAGCATGGCGACTACCACCGCCACCGCCACCGGCGACGATCAAACTATCGACAGTAAAAGTAGCTGGAGTACTAAAAGGCTCTCCAAATAATCCAGCGGCTAGATTACCAATCATTAGGCAACGGCTCCGACTATTACCCAATCGTTTGTAGCAATTTTTAAACATACTGCAGTTTTAAAAGCTCCAACTACTGGC